CCAAGCCATTAAGAACCAGGCTTTAGTAGCTTCAAAAGCCTTTTTAATGTATTCAAAAATAATGTGTATATCCATATTCTATTATTCCTACTTATTAAACTTCTTATTCCAAAGCTCAAATAAAGTTTTTATTTTTTCACTGTGCGTGTCAATTGACAGATTCATTTTCGCCAACACAACCACAAGTGTGATGAAACCCACAAACACAGGCCAGAAATCTAGTAATGAATTAACGTCCATCTACATCTCTTCAGGACGCATAAGACGAATGCCTCGCTTGAACGCAGTTACACGATCAGCAGTAAAGATATTTTCAGCAACACAAGCCGTCATCACATCATTAAATCTTGTGCTTTTAACATTTACCTCTGAATCACGATGGGACATGAGCAACGCTGTATCAGCAATTATTTGCGTACTACTTCTGAACAACGCACACATTTCAGTTTCAGTGAGCATGTTTAAAAAGTCACTTGCAGGAAATATGGTCAGTCCGTTTTCATTCGTATTTACAGTTGTGTATCTCATTATAAAATCCCGTAGAAAACAGCTAATTCGTCCATAAAATTATGGAAAGTTTCACGTTCAAACGCAGTACCTCCTGCTGGTGTTGCAAAAGTATATGCGCCGAAAAAACGAATAGTGCCAAGCCAATGGACTGCGTTGTAACCGGCATTAGCAGTATTGCTCATAAAAGGACAGTCCTTCCCAAAAGGTATTGAGTGAGCAGCATTACCCGTAGTCATGTTAATTAAAGTCCCCCTGTGTCTAGGGTCACCGTAAGCCGCGGCGACAAGGGCCGTTGGCCCGCCTATAATATTGTTTGTCGTTGGCCCTAGAACGTTTGTGTCAATTGTTCTATACGCATACAAATTATTTGGCATAATGCCGTCAGTTACTTCAGCCATAGTATTCGCTGATATACTATTCACTGTACCACCAGACGTGTTTATTTCTATGCGGCAGCCATCAAAGGGAGCGAGACCATCGTCGTCGTCTGTGCTTGCCTTCAGTATGTCGTAACGAAAATTACCTGTTCCATCCACATGACCAACGCGGTACATTGCAGGCCCAGCTGCAAAATGAAACTCTGGCCCTTCAAACGCGGTATTAGTGACTTGAAATGCAGCAGTTTCCAGAACTACAGTACCGTCTTTGTCAACGCTCGTCATACGCAACGTGTCTGGACTTGTGCCTACATCACGTACTAACAGATAGAGTTTATCGTCAGACGCATCCATATACGCACCTGCCCATTCGTCTCCATCATCCCACGCTTCAGCAGGTGTGATGCCGGTGCTATTCCAAACGCCTGATGTAACTTGCGTCCCTTGCCCGTTGTAATAAACAAAAGGTGCAGCAGAATTCTGCCCATGATGTTCAATTGAGCTACCAGCAAGACTGTCATTCTGAAATCCTTCAAAATATCTGTTACCGGGTTCTCCATTATCTAGCTGTCCATAAAAATAATTAGGACTAATACATCGGGGCCAAATAGGCATTGCCCTGTTTGTTATAATACTTGCAGATAATCCACTCATTATTCGTCATGCCCCATCATTACCATGTTTACACTCGCTAACGTACTACGTCCAATTACATAGTCATTAGCTCCTGCTACTACTGGACTAAATGTTAAAGACTCATTTGGCCCTACCAGTGTAGACTCAAGAAGTTTTTGCGCGGCAGCGAAAGTAGCAGAGCTATCTCCAACTCCTAGTTGAACAAGAGCAGACCCAGTGCCACGATTTAAAATATGAACGGTAAATGTGCCACCACTAGAACCGGCTTGCCCTATATTTGCTGTTGTGTTCGCGCTTAGATCAACGCCTGAAATTTTAACTGCCATTATAATTGTCCCATATAGAAAGCTTTGCTTGTAGACATTCCTGTACTGTCTTCCCAGCTCATTACGCCAGAGCCGTTTGTTTGTAAGAATTGTCCAGAATCTCCATCACTAGATGGAAGTGTTAACGTAATATCAGCCGTAGACGCAGGGCCGATCAGCGTGACCTTGTTTGTACCGTTATCAGAGTCTTCAAAGAACTCTACAAATCCAGCAGAGGTAGCACCATTTTTAAGCTGCGCTCCTGCGTTGATAACAGGAGTTGTGACTGTAGGCGTTGTCAGTGTTTTATTAGTTAAGGTGTCTGTTGTTGCTTTACCGACTAAAGTATCTGCTGTGGCTGGCAGTGTTAAAGTTATGTCAGCCGTTGCAGCAGGGCCAATAAGCGTTACTTTGTTTGTCCCGTTGTCTGAGTCTTCAAAGAACTCAAGATACCCTGCGCTGGTTGCGCCATTCTTTAGTTGCGCCCCTGCGTTTATAATAGGGGACGTAAACTCCGACCCTGGCGACGTTCCTGTCTGCGCCAAGACATAAGCTTTCACTGACTGCTGCGACGCGATACTTGTGGCACTGTTAGACGCCATGTTGTCTTCGTCTAAAAACGAAGTAACACCATCCAAAATGTTTAACTCAGAAGCCGTTGACGTAACACCGTCCATGATGTTGAGTTCTGCTGTAGTAGCGGTAACTCCGTCCATAATGTTCAACTCAGCAGACGTAGCTGCTACACCGTCAAGGATGTTAAGCTCTGCGGTAGTCGAAGTCACACCGTCCAATATGTTTAATTCTGCTGCCGTGGACGTAACGCCGTCTAATATGTTTAATTCTGCTGCTGTAGAAGTAACGGCTGTTCCTGCGATAGACAAAGCTAAAGGGTTAGAACCTATTTCAACTACTGTACCACTGGAGTTTTCCGAGTACAGCCTTTTGTTTGTTAGGTCTAGTGCAGGTTCGCCTTGAACAAGGTCACTAGCTGCTGGCGCACCAGAACCGTTTTTTAATTTGATTGTCGTAGCCATGAACTAGAAGTCCTAGAGTGTATAAAAAAAAAGAAAGAGGGGTCGTGAGACCCCCCTTAAGTTCGTTACTCAGCGACAGCGAGAACGAAACCAGCTTCAGGACGATACACCTGAACCCCGTACAGGCAGTCAGCCGTATACAGAGTAGACAGGTATTCCTGTTTGTACTGGGTTTGCGAACGTACTGTTTGCTGTTCTGCAAGGACAACAGCGTCCCTGTGGAAAAGCAAGGCAGCACGGGTATCAACAGACGACGCGGTATTAGCCGACGCAGCTTCTATGTTTACGCAGTTAGCGGATACATAGACGTCAACGCCGTACAGATTACCGACGAGACCGGACTGTACTGCTTGTCCAGTAACAAAGTCAGAAGATACATAACGATCAATACCCATAATTGTCTTCCGAACAGAAGGCGGGATAATGAGTACACGCTCTTCCATAGGAACGTTGTTGTCGTCAAGTTTCTGAATCATGTCACGGAAAAACGCATCAGTAAATACGTCCGCAGCGACAATAGTGTCGTCGGTGTACTGAGTCGTAGTACCGCCGTCATTGAAGAAACAACCAGTGTGCTGATAGTCAGTAGGGGCTACTGCACCAGAGTACACGATTGCGCCGCCGTCACCAAACCCTGTGCCCGTCGCGTGAAGGTCGGAGTCGACCCGCGTGGCAAGAGCATAACCAGCGTCTTCCGTATAAAACTGTCGCAGGCTGCTGAGAGCCTGGACTTCTACAATGTCCTCAATGAGACGTGAGTACTCAAAGTGACGATTGATGTCAACGGTCAGTTCGCTTTCGGTGTTGGCAATAATAGTAACTGCCGTATCCGCTGATTTAGCAGCGGCGTCACCACGGGTTGGTTTAGGAATATGAAGTTTGTCGCCCTTCTTGCCAGTCATTGTAATCTTTTTGACAAGGGGAGCCATCTTCAGGTTTTTTTGATAAGCAGCAATGATTTCGTCCGACCAAATTTCGGGGACAAAAGTTGCCGCTTCTGTTAACGCAGTATTACCACCTGCGCCGGGATATGTTGCAGTAGCCATTAGTCAATTACTCCATTAGTTATTTGACTCGACCCTCCGCGTATGCCTTCAGTATTTCTTCTGATAAAGCTTGATAACGTTCGGGGTCAGTTTTTATTAGTTTAATAATGTCGGCCCTACGATAGACTTTTCTACGGGTCTGCTCACCGCTTCCCTGTGCGCTGCCTGTATTAGCTGCCTTTAACTGTTGCTTCCGCGCCTGTTTTTCAACAGAAACGGTTTGCTGTGCAACTGTCCTACGTTCTTTCCAGAGCGTAAACAGTTCATCAGCGGCTTCAGCATTAAAATTTTGGTCAGCTTCTGCAAACAACTGAGTCCTAATCTTAGAAGATTTTATCCAGTTAACAAACTTCTCATCTTGAAGAACGTCCTGCATGTCTGGATGTTTGCCTTTAAGTTCCGCCAGTGAAGACTGTTTCTTGTACTGGTTGGAATACTGTTCGGCTTCCTTAATCTTAGGATGATTTTCAATAGCACGATTAACGGCTGCTTGAGGGTCCGTAAAATAATCTAAATCATCTTCAGGCTCAACTGTATGTTGAGGTGCTGATTGCTGCGGTTGACTAGTAACGTAGTCATCCACAGCTTTACGAAGCTCACCCACCTCTGTTGACTGACGTCCTAGAAGCTTCTCAGCCTCCTGGTGCATCTGTACAACTTCTCCCAGAGACTTGTTTAAGTACTTCTCTGGTACTGCTGCGGGTTCTTCTTCTTGAGGTTGCTCAACTTCATCTGCAATCTGTTGAATCTCTTCTGCTTCGTCTTCATTTTCTAAGGTATCGTCTGCTTGTTCCTCTGTTGCGAGAGGAGACGGATCAACCATAGCTGCTCTTGACATAATTAAACTCCGTGATTTTAACCATTATGGAGAAGGGGTCTTAGCTCTACCTGCTTGTTCGTGTTCTTTTAGCCATTTTAGGTGTCTACCGGGGAAGTCCCCACTAGACCCGTCTAGGATAAAAGCCGGGGCAGACAGTAGTTTTGTAGCCGTTTTGCCACAACCGCACCTACTGGTTGTAACGCCACTTTGCACAAATTTTTCAGATACGTGTCCTGAAGGACAACAAAAGTCGTAGACTTTAAGCATCTTATGCTTCTCCCAGGTCAGGGGCTTCTGCTTGCTCTCGTGCTGCTTCGATAGTACCGTCTAAATTTATGACGGCACGAAAGGCTGCGAGTTGGCCCTTACGGAAGAAAAGCTCTTCTTCGTCTTTTATTGTCTGAACATCAGAAAGTTGTTCTATATTGTTGGAAAGTTCTTCTACGAGTTGTTCAAAACCGGGGTGATTAAATAGCTGATTGTAGTTATTAAAGTAGGTTTCAAGCTCAGGAGTCATATTTTCCTTAGTATTATCTATAGTTTAACAGATATTAAAGCAAAAATCAAGTCTTTTCTCATCTTTTTCTACTTTTTCTCATCTTTTTCTACTTCTTTTCATTTTAGGGGAATAACTTGTTTTATAGCTTTTTTTCTTTTCTTTGGGGCGTCCTCGGACACTACCGTAAGTTCCTTTACCTTGTGGCATTCTGGATCACACTCCTTATTTAGTAGTTTTGGAAGGGGTTACTTATTCCTTCTCGTTTGTCAATACTTTGTTGTCTACTTGTTTTCTCTACCGTAAAGGACAGTCCTAGTACCGTTAGAATTCCAACAAAACATAAGATGTCCAAAAACATCATAATTAGTTCCTGTTTTAAGTTAAGTTACCATTTTACCTTGTCCGCCCAATAAGCTGCCGACATTTTACCTTTTGCTATGTTTTTACCATGTCTTGCTTTAAATGACTTTCTTTTTTTGGTTGTTGCGGCGCTTTCCCCTTTCCTATAAGACCCTGCCGTCTTCGCGCCCTGTTCGCCAAAGCGGATTGTTGCAACCTTATCCCCTTCCTTTGCAACAACAACATGTGACTTTGTCGCATGATTAGGCGTCCTTTTTGGTTTGTTGTACCCGCTTACTTTTGCTTTTGCTAGTCGGGGTTCTTTCTTTTTTCTTATCACTAGATAAGGTCTCCAGAGTTTCTACTAGCTTCTTGACCTGTAGCTCTAACGCTTCTAAGCGGTTCCACCGGGGTTTGAGGTTCTTCTCCACGGTTAACAGGAGTTTCGTCAGTTCTTGGTCTGTTAGCATCTTCTTTACTCTTAATTTCTCTGCGTTTCAGGAGTGTGTCAGCAACTTTCAGACGTTTTTCAAACTCTCTGTCGTCAGCGTCACCTTCACGTAAGTTTCTTGTAACAGCATTTATAAGATCAATCTCTATTTCTCGTGGCACAGTGTCAGCTTCTACTGTCAGCTTGATAGCCCTAGCAGCAGACTCTTTAGCCTGTGCAGCAAGCGCGTCTGTCTGAGACTGCTGGAACGCAAGTTGTGCCTGTTGTACAACACCTGCTGCCTCTTGTTCTTGAGGATTCGGTTCTAATGCCTGCTGCATTGAAGCAATAAGCTCTTCTCTATTAGAGAGGTTCATGTTGTCTATAATAGACTGCACAAGTGTGGCGTACAGCGGAGAATCTTGTTGCATTGTCTGCAACAACTGCACAAGTTGCGTCACCTCATATTCCCTAGCCATAATGCCTAACGTACTACTTGCATTAAATTTGTAGTCAGCTACAGGATAGTTTTCAGGATCAAACTGCATGTACCGATAAGCAGCCTTCTTTACAAAAGGAATCAAAAAAGACTGCTGAAAGTTAATTAAGGTTCGTTTATGCCGCTTGATAATAGCACCAAGAGACATAGAAATACCAGCGGCAGTAGCTTCACCATTGACAGAACCTGCAATGCCTGCGGAGTCCACTGCTCCTGTTGCTTGTTGTACCATTTGCTGGAGTGCAGCAGCTTGAGAAAAAGTAATTTGACTGACTTGTCCAAAGTTAAACGGTTGTAGAACTTCACGAGGGTCTCCACTGGTTAGTATGATCTTGCCAGGGCGTATCTCAGGTTTAGCTCCTCTCGGCATCCTCGTCGCGTCTATCGCCATCATAGGATGTATCGTAAGACTTAAGGCGTCAATCCTAGCCCTAAGCTCAGTGTCAAGTGCTTTCTGCGAGTTGTACCCTTTTTCGCAAACACCACGACCCCAGAAGCGTCCCGGAACTACGTCCCAAGGAAAAGCCACTACAGGTCGGTCTTGCATCATGTAGGGGTTTTCTTCTGCCTTCAAAAGAACACCACCGTTGGCTATAACTACAATAGCTTCCACGTACTTAGAGTCTGTCTGTTCCTCTGGACCCTCTCCCATGAGGCTTTCTACTTCTTCCTCTTCTTCTTCGTCTTCAGGGTCTCGTAAGGAGTCTTCTAAGAGAGCGCGGGGAACTAAACCGTAGTATTTAGTTAGACGTACTTTTTCGTTGTCGCTATAAATAGTGAGGTCTTGGTCCGGCTCTAGGTCGGTGTCGGGCATGGACGAACCAACGGGCGTGTCTATGTAAATACCTTGTTCTTGCAGGGCTTCTATCTGATGCAAGCTTACGAACTCATCTATAGCTACTCCCATAGCTGCCTCAACAGACGTTGCCATAGGGTCAATAAGGAAGTTTTGAGGAAGCACTGGTTTGAGCTTTACTTTTACAACTTCTTGTACATTAACACCAACAGCTTGTAAGTCTCCGTCCATGATAGGCTGAGTTGCTGGTGTCATTTCTTTCATTTCTTCAAGAACAATCTCACCCACGCCAGTGCCAAACACCGCTGAATTAATAAGACATTCCGCAACTTCTTTACGGATGCCACAAGACTCAAAGTCTTCTGTTAGTTTCTGCCTTAGAAACATCACGTCTTCCTTAGACGAGTCCCCTAAGTTGTCTGCTACGTCAAACCAATTACCACGTCCAAAAGTAGCTTCTTCTAATTCCGCTACGTTAGACTCAACAGCTTGTTGTAAAGCAGGTGCGATAATCCGTGACCGTTCAGAGGCTCTTTCGCTGTCAGCAGCATCCCAGATACCTCTCCAGAGTCTGTAGTACTCGTCGAAGCGTGAGGAGTAGTTAGACTCAAAATGGTCTCGCCAGTCGTCACATTTAGTAATTACCCAGTCTTCTATGGACTCTTCTATTAACAAGGGGTCTGTTTCGTATAGTTCACTCATATTTAGTATCCCGCTACCACGTCAAGTATTTCGTTATTGTCAAGTTCATAGTCATAGTCATAAGCTACGTTGGCAAGTTGGTCCACGTAAGCCAAAGCGTCAACTAAGTCGTCGTGAGTTAGCGGATCAGGGAACTGAAATAACTGGTCTAAAAACTTAATGTTCCAGTCTCCCTTCTTAAGCGTAACCTGTCCGTTTTCAAAACGACCCTGTAAAGCCCACATCACTCTAGCAGTCTTTTTCTTATTACCGTGGGTAAGCTCCTCAACGCGGAAGAACGTCCCGTGTCTCTTCTGTAGATCAACTAGAGGAGACATAACGGCTTGTTTAGAAATTCCTCTTTCTATACCAACGCTAAGGGGCTTATAGTCTCTAACGGCTTGAAATATCTTCTGTGCCGTTTCTTCAAGAGTCCAACGCCCGTAAATAATGTTTTCTACGAACCAACCGTTTTCGTTAACCAGAACAACAGCAATAGCTGTGTCGTCTAATTTACTGTTCTTAGTTCTTTTCTTATTGACTTCTTCAAAACCCGCTAAGTCAACCGCTATGTAGTAGTCACCTTCTTCCGTTGGTTGGTCTTCAGAAACCTTTACCCAGTCCTCTTTAAACATCTCAGAGCCACGGGCTTCAAAAGAAGCCATAAACTCCTGACGGAACGCATAGCTAGACATGCTTTTCTTAGCTGTGTCTATCTCGTCCGGGTCCAACAACGGGTTGTCGTAAGACGTAAAGTGCCAGGTTTTGTACGTTTCGTCTGAACCTAGCTCACCGTACTTGTACAGGTCGTAGAAGTGGTTACGACCCATTGGCGTTCCTATGAAGACTGCACATCCTTTTTGGTCAGTCAACGCCGGCCTAAGTATCTGCTCAAACACGTCAGGCTTCATGTCTGCGTATTCGTCTAACACAAGAAACTTTAGAGACACACCACGCATTGTCTCTGGTCTGTCAGCCCCCTTTAGGCTGATCGTGGCTCCATTAATCAACTTAATCTGTAGGTTGTTGATGTGGCTACCTGAAATCACAGGACTACCTAGTTCCAATAGCGTCTGCCACATGATGTCCCTAGCCTGACCTTGTGTTGGCGCAACGTAAAACACATGACCTTTGTCAGCCTGTAGTGCGTTTACAATAAGCATCCAAGCGGCTAAACGGGACTTCCCTGTCCGTCTACCGGCAGCGACTATTTTAAACCGTGAGTCGTCCTCCCATACTTCCTGTTGCCAGGGGAGTAACTCTATGTTTAATTCTGTGCTTGACAAAGGCTAGGCTTATGGTTTCTTTTTTTCTGCTTTCTTGAATCTTGTCGTGTCTCAGGATGTTTTTCTTCGGTAAACACTGCGCCGTCCCAGTTTAAGTCGAGCTGTTTTGCAAGCGTATTCTTATAGTCTTGAGAAGTATTAGGCATTAATACAGCCAAAGTACTGGGTCTTCTACAGACCTTATGTCTACATGCACAAAAGACTTGTGGACACCTACTCCTTTAAAGCCTAATTCAGTTGCTTTCTTTACGATGCAGTAGCGTTGATTTGCGTTTCTCACAAGAATGTCTGCTGCTATCCCTTGGGCGTGGGTTCCTGGTACTTTCTTAGCAGCTTCAATGGGATGTAACGTCGGGTGTCTGTAGCCGGAAGAAATAATAAACGTAAAACCACAGGCATGTCTTAAGGCGTCTAGCTTCTCAAGGAAGACAGGGTTCATGTCGTTTTTCCCTGTGACTTGACAGTCAAACTCGACTCTAGAAAAGTACTTAAGATTCACTGATTACTTCACCTTCGACTATTTGTCCTTGGTTTTCACCTTCTAAAGACACAGCACCCACTCCAGATATGTTGATCTGTATAGCACTTCTTCCGCCGTCTTTTAACACCTCACGCTCAAAGATGCCCACAGGCAGTACACGGTCCATCACAAGCTTCCAAGCAGCCGCTTGATTCTTATGGTCGTTGTCTAAAGCTGCGTCAAAGATAGTCTCTAGGACTTTTCTTGACTTAGGGGAAGCCAACATACGAGCTTTGTACTCGTTGATAATAGCAGCGTCGCCCTTTGGCCTGCCTATAACACCTTTGTTTCCTGGCTTTACAGCAGCTATCTCAGACTTCCGAGGTCTTCCACGGCCTCTTTTAGTTGCTTTTGTTGCTTCTTTTGTTGAATTAGGGGGCATAAGTACACACATATCTCTTAAAGTGACACATAATGTTGGTGGCACAGGTAACTTAAGTTTAAACTAATAGTGTACTTAAGTATTGCTTAGGTTATTTCTTTTATTTTTCTTAAGCCATTATTTAAGAAAGAACAAAAGAAATAAACTAAGAAATATACCTAACTAACTACGTAAGTATAACTATATTTTAGCAGAATTTAAGACAAAAGTCAAGCTATTTATTGGGGTGCATGGAAACTAAAGCTTCTTGTGCTAAAACATGGGGTTACTTGTGTATTTCTAAAGACGACTTAAGGGGCTTTTTCGCGGTATTTTGGCTTATTTTGTGCCGAGGAGGGTGCATATATAAAAAACAAAAGTCAAACACGGCCCCCCCCATGCAAAAATCATGCCAATTTTATCAACATGAGCCAAATTCATGACATCCCGAGCCAACATGAGAAAAACTCCTGGCCGTGTTTCTAAAGTTGGCACAGGTTTTGCATGTGTTGACTTA